GCTGCTTTGACGATCTTCGCGATGACGTCGATGCCCATAGTGAAGCCCTTGATGAACATTGACAGCGGTGGTTCGATAGCGACAATCGCGTCGCCGATATTCTTGAAGGTATCACCGACCTGCGAGCCTGTGTCGGCAGCCAAGTGAAGAAGGGCCTCGGAGACTCGGGTGATAAGCTCACCAAGGCCCTTGAATGCGTCCCCGGCACCCTTCACCGCGTCCGTGATCACGCCAGCCTTCGCGGCATCCTTGATCATGTTGTCGAAATCAGTCATGACATCGGCGAAATCAGAGCCGAATTGCCGCATCGCAGGAGATGCCGCGTCAAGGAAAGTCAGCCACGAATCGGCCAGGTCGGAGGCGCCGCGCTTACCTTCCTCGAAATACTGGGCGGTGCCCTGCAGCCAATCATTCAGCTTGGCGATGCCCGCCGACGACGACACGACGTCGGCCATCCCCTTGACCATTCCACCCATCGACGTCGCCACATCAGTGACGCCCTGCTTAAGCAGCGGCATCACCTTCGCGGTCTCGTTAACGGCCGGGAAAAGGGTTTTCTCGAACGCCTGCGATGCGGCCTCTTTCAGCGGACCCAGGGCGGCATCGAATTGGTTCGCGGCGGCTTTCAGGCCTTCCAGGCCCAGCAGGGCGACGGCGCCGCCGGTAGCGAACGCGGCCAGGCCGACACCCGCCCCGACCAGCACCGGGCCGACCGCGCCGACCGCGGCCGCGACCCCGTCGATCATCGGCGGCATTTCGGTCACGTACTTGAACAGGTCTTTCCAGCCGCCGCTGGACTCTTCCGCGGCCCGCCCGGCGTGGGTGATGCCCTGCGCGGCCTTCTCCGATTCCCGCCCGACGGCCTCTACCGCGCCCGCGCCGTCCTCGGTGGTCCGGTTCAGATCAGCCAGCCCGGTCTTCGCCGCACCGGCCTGCCCGACCATGCCCCGCAGCGACTGCCCGGACTGGTCGATGGCGCGGCCGTACTCGTCGAACCCGGGCCGCATCGAGACCAGTTGCTGGCCGGTCTCTTCGAGGCCTTGGGTGAGGTCGGCGACGCCGTTTTTCGCGGTGGAGGACTCGGTGCCGAGCTGCTCGACCCGGCGACCGAACTCGTCGAACCCGGGCCGCATGCTGACCAGGCCCTGGACGGCCTCCTCCTGCACCGCGGTCAGGTCGACAACGGCCGCGGCTGCGGCACTCGCAGCGGCGGCGTAGGCCCCCAACTCGCCGGACGCCTCAGCCGCGGCAGTGCCGACCTCCTCCACCGCGCCAGCCGCCGTCTGCGACGACCCGGCCAGCTGATCGGTGGTGGCCGACGCCTCCTCTGCGGCCGCCCCGAGCTCCGCGGCACCGCCGGCAGCGTCGCTGGCCGTGCTGCCAAGGGTTTCGACCGAACCGGCAGCCTCATCCGCGGAAGCCGACAGCTGCTGCCCCTCCGCGGCGGCCTGCTCCTCCGCCCCGGCGAGCCCCTCCGCGGCGGCGGTCGCCTGCTCCATCGACGCGGTCTGCGCGTCGACGCCGGAGGTGGTGTCCGCACCACCCGCGCCACCAGGGCCACCGGACGCGGTTTGCTGCGCGGCGGCGATCCGCGCGGCCGCCTCCTCCGCTTCCGCCGCGGCGGCCTGCCAACCCGCAATGAAATCCGAGACATCCGCGACAAGGTTTGCCACAACAGGCGGCAGGTAGGAGTCCACGCCACACACCCCCCGTGTCCTGTGTGGCCGCTCCAGAGCGGCAGGTGGGTACGAGGAGGTGACGCGGGGGAAACAGGGCTACAGGGCGGCCGACCAGCCTTCGGAGAACACAGAGCCGATCTCGTCGCCCGACAGCTCCAGGGCGGGCCCCAGGTACGGCCGCGGCGGCAGGGTGGTGCGGTAGCCCTTACCGCACACCCCGCCCAGCTCCTGGATGCGGGCATACACGGTCGTCGGCCCGATCGTGATCGACCAGACGCCGCCCTCCCCCACCAACTCGCCGGGGACGATCGACGCCGCCAAATCCCCCGAAATCATCGCGGGGGGCGTGCCCGGCGCTGACGGGGTCGGGGTGCCCGGCGGGTGGGACAGCAGCGACAGCAGCCCCACCGCCGTGCCATGCACCGCCTCTGCCGCGTTCAGCAGCAGATCCGGGGTGGCCTCGACGATGGACTCCACCTGGGAATCCATCGCCGACAGCATCTCCTGCAGCCCTTCCATCTCAGCCGCCACCGTGACCCCGCTTCGCCTTCTCGGCCCGGACGTACTCGACCAGCAACGTGACGTCCTTCAACCGCTCGAAGGTGCGCAGCGGCAGCTCATCAACCACCTGCGGCGGCCAATGGAACCGGTCCGCCCAGAACCAGTCGTCGAACACCTCTTCCCACAGCTGCTGCTCACCCGGCCGCGGCGGGGGCACATCGAAGCCCGAGATGCGCGCCCTCAGTCGCTCCCGGGCTTGGAAGGGGAGTCGGGGTCGGCGTAGTCGCTCGGGTCGACCGTCTTGCGGTCGGCGATGAGCTTCTTGCGGATCTCCTCGGTGAGTTCGAGCAGCCGGTTGTTGTCCTCGATGGTCAGCTCGCCGATGAGCTCCGGGTTGTCGTTCGGCAGCTGCGCGCCCGGCAGGTAGGGGATGTTCCATTCCGTGATGAGCATGGCCGCCACATCCTCGGCCAGGTTCATCCCGGCGAGGATCGCCACCCGGGCCTCGATCGAGGTCGGCTTGCCGGTGTTCGGGTCGAGTTGCATGGCCCCGAGCCGACCCGCGAGTGCCCGCTTGCGGTGCTTCGCCCGCAGATCCTCGAAGGCGCGCAGCTTCACCCACGCACCCTTCGTCACCAGATTATGCTTGGTGTCACCCATCAGTAGAACCCGTCCGTTCTGTTTTCAGGCAGAAATCAGTAGACCGTTCCTGCATTGCCGTTGAGGATCGTGACCTTCAGGGGGGAAAGCCCGCCGGAAGTTCCCGCGTTGGTGGAGTTCGCGATGGCCACGAACTCCAGGTCGTACATTGACGCCGTCTTACCTTGGCTGATTTTCGCGACCGTGTAGGCGGCCTGGTTGATGTCGAACTGCAGCTGTCGCTGACCGGCGCCGGTGATGCCGTTGGAGATGATGAGCTGGAACTGTTCCTGCGTCGCCGCGAGCAGCTTCGTGATCGGGGTTTCGTCGGCGGCGATGATGCTCATCTTCCCGGTGCAGCCCAGACCACCGCGCTGAATCACGTACGGGTTCTGCCCGTTCGAGATCGTGTAGTGCGGCTCCAGCTTCCGCTTGATATCAATCGTCGCGGACGCCACATAGGCGACCAGCGTGCCACCCGTCGCCGGGCCGCCCAAACCGATCTTGCCGCGCCACGACGCCAGCGGCGGAACACTCGACGGGGACGCGGTCGGCTGCACCCCGGCGATGGTCGAACCCCAAGCCTGGCCCTTCATCTTCATGTCGCACAGCTTCGCCGCGGCGTCCCACGTGAACGACAGATCCGACAGGCACGCCGAGCTGTAGACGCGGGCTCCCGTGGATGCCGGGATACCGGTGTAGTGGGTCAGGGTGTGCGTCTTCGGCTGGCCCGGCGACGTGTTGAACAGCGCGTTCGCGTGCGTGTACGGGTCCGCGGCGCCGGTGGTGGTGCGGTCGCCGAGAATGTTGTTGATCAGGAACTCGGCCGAGTCGACGTACATGGGGGCGTCCATGTCGAAGTCGGTCAGGTAGACGCCCTGGATGAGCGCGAAGTCGGTCGCCATCGACCCGCGCAGCGACGGGTCGTGGATGAACACCGGCTTGTCGACCGGGTCGAACTTGGTGATCGGGATCGTGAACGTCGGCGCGACCGGGGTGCCGACCGTCGCCTCCGGGGCGATCCCGAGAAACGCTAGAGCCGGGGTGAATGTGGTGACCACAGCATGTCCTTCCGGGCAGGCGGAATCAGCCCTGCGGAAGGAACAGCAGGGCTAGAAGGGGGGAACTGAACGGGTCAGGCGGCGGGGAGCGGCGGGATAACCAGCGGCGGCAACAGATTCACCGCGGCCGGGGGCGCCGACACCGGCACCCAGTTGGCGTCCGGGGCGGAATCGACATCCCGAACATCCCCCGGGTTGACCCGGCCCAGATCGGCCGGGAAGTAGTCGCGGGAATCCCCGCCCGTGAACCGGTACGACGGCATCGCGTCAACCTTCCTCGAAATAGTCCACCGAGAACTGGAAAATCAGCTCGGCCGTCGTCATCTCCGACACCACCTCCGGCGGTGCCATCTGCCACCGCAACCCGGTGCCGCCCTCACCGGCCACGAAACCGCCCTGCTCCCAACCGCCCGAGCCGAGCGACCGGTCTTGACGGATCCGGGTTTTCATGTCCTCCAGGAACTGGTAGAACACGTCTTCCGCGTCCTCGGAGAACTCGCTCATTGACCGCAGAAAACAGTAAATGTTTACCTGCGAGCGGAGCAGCTTGAGACCAGCAGAGGCACCGGCGATCGCCTCCCGGGTTTCCACACCGGTCCCGACATGGACGTACATGACCGAACCCATCGCGGCACCGGTGCCGGGCTGCCCCAGGTAGTAGTCGGCGTCGTCCTCACTCTTGGGCCTGGCCCGTTTGACGATGCCCAGGTTCGGCACCTGCGGGGTCCGGTACGAACGCGACGTCGGGTCGTAGTCGCCGCCGAACCAGCGGCAGATCAAGTCCCGGACGGTTTGGATCGTCGTCGTGTACGGGGCACCCACGAGCTACCGCACCCGTCGGAACGGGCGCAGCAGACCGCACGCCTTCTCGTGGTAGCCACCGCCCCCGGCTGTGCGTGCCGGGTCCTTACGCGTCGATGTGGACGCCACCGCGGCCTTGGCCTGCTGCTGCTGCGTGGCCGCGTTCGGCCGCAGCAACTCGCAGATCGCCTTATTGATCACCGCTTCGCGGACCGTCGCCGGCAGCCCCTGAATCGAGTCACCGGCGGTGTGCGCGTGGACCAGGCCCGCAGACAAGGTCAGGGTGGTCCCGGCCACCGCGGAGACGGTGACCGCCTCCTCCAGGCTCGGGGTCCACAACCGCAGCACCGACCCGACGCCGATCCCGGTCGCGTCCAACACCTGCACCGCGGTCGCGGACGCGGACGCCGACGTCGCCAGCTGCGTCGCCGGGAACCCGGCGATGTACGTCCAGGTGACCAACTGCTCAACCCGCCACGACGTCGGCGCCCCGAACTGCAACCGGTCCAGCCCCGGCGACGCCGCCCCCGCCAGGTAGGCGACCATGACCCGGCCGTCCTGCTCCGTCCACACCGTCGGGCTCGTCACCGTGACCTGGCTCGTCGGATCACTGCCGATCGCGATGGCCGGCACCGACAGCACCGGGATGTGCTCCGGGTGGTACTTGAGCCTGCCCTGCCGGTCCGGCCGGATCCGGGCGTTCTCCACACGGGTGTGCGCAGCCAGGGTGCCGTCGTGCCCGAACACATGCTCATCGGCCCACGTGGACGCGGTGAGCAGCGCCGTGAACAAAGCGGCGTCCTGCTGCGCCTGCGGACCGGCCGGGACAAGCTGGTTGGTGTCCAGGAACGTCGGATGCCGCCGGAACTCGGCCACCGTGACGTAGGGGATGGTCAACACGGCGGATCACCCCCAGGGTCAGGTCAGGCGGGCGGGTAGGGGGATGTCGGGAAGCACGGGCCGAGCCCGTGGCACGTCATGACGGGTCGGGCAGGTCGCGGGACCACTCGCCGTGCACGCAGTGCCCGCGGTGGGTGTCGTCGGACGGCCAACCGTCCGGCCAGCACAGCGAGCACAGCTCCGGCTCCGGGTCGGGCGCTTCCTTCGCCGTCTTCGTCGTCTTCGCGGTGCTCTTGGCCGGTCCGGTCACGAGTGGATCTCCTCATCGGTGATGTGATGCCCGCACCGGGAGCAGTCCCGGACCACAGGCCGGAACCCGCACCGGCAGGCGTATCCGCCGCGGATGGGGGAGCCGAGCGACGGCCGGAACCCGCCATCGGCGAGCAACGCCCGCGCGTCGGCCGGATGCATGTCGTAGAGGCCGCCCGCGCGGGCCCGGTAGCGGTGGCCGGTGACGCCGTCGACCTGCGCGACAGCCCCGTCCGGGGCGGCGACGGTGATCGTGTCAGCCATCGGGGTTGGCCTCCTTGGGGTCGTGGCGGGCGTGTCGGTGCAGGTGATGCGCCTCAAGGGGGCGGTCAGGGTGGTGGCGTCGGCACACGATGAACTCGGTGCCCGACACCGGGTGGCGGCCCAACCGCCAGCACCGGTGCACGTGACAGTTGTGGCGTCGCCACCACGCCGCGGCCGCACCGATGAGGGCCAACTCGGACAGGTCGGCCCCGAAGCCTGACCACGCCAGATAGATGGGTCCTGAGCCGTCGTCGAGGCCGAGGATGTGCGCAAGCCATCCCATGGGGCGCTTTAGGAGAACAGGCCGACGACGACGTTTGCGGTGCTGGACGCGGTGACCGCGTAGAGCACCGAGTTCAGCGTTGGCAGGTTCAGGTTGGTTCCGGCGGCGACCTTCACACCGGTGGTGGTGGTGACCCCGGCCGGGCCGATGAAAATGTCGATGGTCGCGCTCAGGTTCGACACGGTCGTGCCCACCGAGCCGGGCATGGCGTACGCCTCAGCGGGGATGATTACCGCTGCGGTCGTGCCGACAGTTGCAGCGATGGTCTGGACAGCCACAGCGGGCTACCTCCTGTGGTTGGATGCGCGGATCGCGACGACCACGCGTAAGGAAGGGGCCACGGCATGTGGCTGCTGATTCAGATGGGCCTGCTGCGCCCGCGCCGGGAAACTCCGAATCCACTCAAAGGCGCCAGCCGACGACGAAAGACCGTGATCATCGGCTACATGGTTTGCTGGTGGTTCGGCTACTGGTTGGCCAAAGGACTTGGCGGCGCCGGGCTGCTGTTCGCCGCCGCCCTATTCCTGGCGTGGACCATGATCCTGTTCAACACCAAAGGCGGCGGTGTCGGCTAGCCGTGGGTGAGGTTCCCCGCCGCCTTCACGTTGGTCGCCAGGGAAGCCCCGACGGTGGCGTGATCGGCTGCATGCACCGCGACCGTCGAGTTCGCGGTGGTGACGTTCAGGAACTGGCCGTTGCTGGCGGCGGTGATCGTCGCCATCTTCGCCGCGGACAGCCCCGAGTAGTAGGTCGACAAGGTCGCCAGGATCGCGGCCACCCCGGCGCCTGACAGCACGTTCGCGTAGCCGCCCCCGTCGACCTGGCCGCGGAGGTGCAGGGTGTGCGACTCCGCGCGGCCCTCGATCTGCATGGGCACCGCGAGAGTCGTCTGGTTGTAGATCGTGGGTGAAGGCATGACACGGCTCCAGGGTGGGTACAGGCGACGTGGGGAACGGGAATCGGGGAGACGGTGCGGCGCCCGACTGGGGAGCGGTCGGGCGCCGCGGCGGCCCGCCCACGCGCGGGCGGTCCCCGCAGCACCCCGAGGACGGTCGGGGTGGGGGGCGCGCGCAGGCGGGCCTGTCAGGGGTTGACCCTCAGACCGTCGGTCAGAGGATGTTGGAGATCAGACCCGACCAGGCGGGCGCGTAGTGCACGAGCGTGCCGAACAGGTACGTCGACGCGTCGTAGGTGTAGGCGATGACCGGCCAGTCGACCGCCATGTAGTCCTGCACGTTGACGATCTCGACGGTGTTGGACACCTCCGAGTCGGGCACCGGCAGCGTGGTCGAGTGGATCAGTGAACACCCGGCGGGCATCCACGGGTGGACCTCCAGATCG